GGAAGTAACACATGGCAATAACAAGAGTTACCTTTGGAGAGTGGCTACCAGACCAGCCAGGGGTTATCGGTGCGCTGACCACGGCTAAGAACTGCTATCCAAGGGCTGTGGGCTATGGCCCGTTTCCGACGGAAGAAGACTACTCAGGCGCGGCTGCCCAAGACCTGACAAACGTGGTTGCGGGTAGAGACACCAACGGGAATACCAGAGTATTTGCAAGCGGAACCACAAGACTTTACAGGCTAGATTCAACCGACTTTTCATTGGACGACGTTTCTGCCATTACTTACACCGGCTCGACCATGTGGAAGTTCACGCAGTTTGGCAACAAGGTGATAGGCGCATCAGAGGCGCACACCATGCAAGCCTACGACCTGACGACAACTAGCAACTTTGCAAACTTGGCCTCAGACGCTCCAAAAGCAAGGTTCGTGACCGTGGTGCGTGACTTTGTGGTGTCTGGCTACCAAAACGACTACCAAAGCCGAGTGCAATGGTCGGGTATTAACAACGAAACAACGTGGGCCACATCCGCGACCACACAGGCAGACTTTCAGGACATTCCTGACGGCGGCAGGGTTCAGGGCGTTACGGGTGGCGAGTTTGGTCTTGTCCTGATGGACAGGAGTATCTATCGGATGTCCTATATCGGAACCCCGTTGATATTCCAGTTTGACAACATCTCCAGAAACCTTGGGTGCTTGGAGCCAAACTCGGTCATCCAATGGCAGGGCATTACTTACTTTCTTTCCGACGACGGATTTTACACCTGCGATGGACAGCAAATCGTCAATATAGGCGCAGAAAAAGTAAACCGCTATTTTTTTACAACACTCAGAGAGTCGGAAATAGAGAGCATTAGTGCAGCGGTAGACCCAAGCAAAAATTTGGTGATGTGGGGATACCCAAGCACAGATTTAACCTACCGAATTTTAATGTACCACGTTCCAACAAAGCGGTGGTCTTACGCAGACTCTACGGCAACCAGAATTTCCTCCAGTTCTACTCCAGCGGTTACTTTAGAGGGCCTAGACAATTTCTCTGCCTCGCTAGACGCTTTGCAAACATCCCTAGATTCGCGTCTATGGTTAGGAGGTAAATTGCAGTTAGGGGGGGTCAAGGGGGCTAAAATAATTACTTTTACTGGCCCAGCAAAAACCGCTTTGATAGACACAGCAGACATCTCGGCAGACCAGAATCAGTCCATGATTACCCTTGTAAAGCCGTTGGTTGACGGTGGCTCTGGGTCGGTGGCGGTGGAGTCTCGGTTGCAGTTAGACGCAAACGTGTCGTTCCCTTCGGTGACTGCGGCAAACAGCGAGAATCGTGTGGGCACTCGTTCCTACGGGCGTTACCACAGGGTCAGGCTTGAGCCTTCAGGCAATAACTGGTCATCTGCCATCGGAGTGGATGTAGAGATTCAGCAAGCGGGTACTCGCTAATGTTTAGAGTTCTACCATACCAAGGTGGCGACCCTCGGCAGATTTCCGAGGTGGTCAACAACCTGATGAACGGCAAGTCCAATAACACGGGGACTATTACCCTTGCTACTGGCAATGCCACAAGCACTACCCTGTACGACGAGCGGATTTCTGTAGATACAAAAATTGTCCTGATTCCGTTCTCGGACGCGGCAGAGGCTGATTCTGCGCCCTACGGTGCGTTTGAGGACAATACCGACCAAACGGCAACCACGCTAAGTGATGCCAATATTATGTCGTTTGACACTACGGACTTGTCTAACGGGGTGTATCTCAGCAATAGCAATCGGTTAAATGTCCGTAATGCGGGAATCTATTCAATCCAGTATTCGGTGCAAGTCAAAAACACAACCAACGATAGCCAAAATATTGACATTTGGTTTCGCAAAAACGGTACTGATATCACCGGGTCAAACAGTCGATTTGGTATGCCGGCCCGCAAGTCATCTGGCGACCCATCGCATTTAATTGCGGTAAGTACGTTTTTCTATAATTTAGCGGCCAATGACTATATTCAGGTGGCGTGGCATCCATCAGACTTAGGGGTATCACTAGAACATTATCCTGCGGTTACGGCTGTTCCTGGGACAACTCCAGCGCACCCATCTACCCCGTCGGTCATAGCAACCATACAGTACATTGCGCCGATGGCGTACTCGAACATTTACGTCTCTGCCCAACAGCAAGGACAGGCAACGATAAGTCACTTTGCCAACAGTACGGCAGACAAGACTTATGCTTACATTTTGGTTGGATAATCTTTATAATAGGTGATATATGTCCTCATTCTCTAACGTAGCTGTCGCCCAACCGCAACCAGGTTATACGCCACCGTCTAACCTTGGAATGTTCGGTAACTTCTTTGGGTCGGCAATTGCGCCGGTAGCCAACCAAGTAGCACAGCAAGCCGGACAGCCAGCAGCAACGACTGTAACCCCAACCGCGATGCCAACCACCACAGCAGTAACCCCCACAGTCATTCCTGGTGGCTCACCTAGTGAGCTATCTGCCGCCCGTGGCGCGGCTAGCGGCGAGTCAAGGATTGACCCACGTTTAGCACCGTACCTCCAGATGGGCTTACAGAGGGCAGAAAGATTGTTCTTTGGCGACCCGCAACCTAGTCTCTATCCAGGGCAGATGTATGTCTCCCCAAGCCAACAGACCGAACAGGCGTTGGCGATGCAGGAACAGTTAGCAAGCGCGGCTTCACCATTTATCAGCGCAGGACAGCAGGGCTACCTCTCGTCCTTGGGGCAGATTGGGCAGACCGCCGCAGGTGGTTTCCTGCAAGGCAATCCATACCAACAGGCAATGATTCAGGCGGCGGCGCGCCCCCTTACCCAACAATACGGGGAGCAGATTGTTCCGGGCATTGCAAGCCTTTATTCACGGGCTGGACGCTACGGGTCAGGCGCGATGGAACGTGCCCTTGGCGGGGCTACGGAAGCCTACGGCAGGGCTTTAGGCGACGTTGCTACTAACATCGTTGGTCAGGACTACGCTAGGGAGCGTGGACTACAACAACAGGCACAGCTTGGACAAGCAGCCTTGGCTCAAGCCGCCCCAAGTTTCTATCAGTCCTCCTTCCTACCGGCACAGACTCTGGCGCAGGTTGGTGCAGCGCGGGAAGCGATTGCAAACCAGCCGTTGCAAGAGGCAATAAAGAGATACCAATACTCGCAACAGTTACCCTACCAGCAGTTGCAGGGCTTCCTATCCTCTGTCTACGGGACTCCAATGGGAAGTTCTCAGTACGCGGCACAACCGGCAGAAGGAAAGACAAACTACCTCACGCAGGGTCTAGGCGGTGCGTTGTTAGGCTCTCAGGTAGGAAGTATGTTCGGTGGTATCGGCGGCCTTTCTGGTTCACAGACAGGCGCGATTCTTGGTGGTCTAGGAGGTTTATTGCTTTGACCTACTGGTGTGACAATTCGGCGGTGTGGACGCACTACGGAAATGCGTCTAGCATCATCTTCCCGGCGTGGGAGAAAGCCTTTGCCGCAGTCATTAACCACCACCTGCCAAGCGTAAAAGACGAAGATTTACGCAGACGGATGATTAAGTTTGTCCAAGAGGAAATGTCCCACGCAAGTGCCCATGAGTCGTTTAACGACAGGCACAACCTCAAGGATGCAGAGAAGCAAGAGTTTGCGAACACAAAGATAATCCACCGCAGACCGGGGATGACTTTCTGGCTAGGGACTATGGTATCCATAGAACACCTAGCCTCCTGCATGGCAAGGTCTTACATTGACCGTTGGGGAACCAGAGAAGGTCGAGACTTCAAACTGTTTTGCTGGCACGCGAGGGAAGAACTCGGGCACAAAACCCTAGCCCTAGACCTGTGGGACTACCTAGGACTGTCGCGCAAGGAGTTACGCAAGATTGCTCGCGTCAACCAGAGGTATGTGATTGGGTTCTTGCTAAGTTACACAATCAAGAAGCTCAAGGAAGAAAAGTTGTTGTGGAAGTTATCCACATGGAAAGACCTAGCGGTGTGCTTTGGCTATGTTGGGTTTAAGATTGGCTTGCCAATGCTAAGAATTTATCTTCCTAAGTTTCACCCCAACAATGTAGACGACAGCAAATATGTAACAGCGTGAACATTGGCGAGTTAGTAGCAAAGGACATAAAGCGGAACAACAAGAGCATCACGGTAGAGGATGCAAAGAAGTCTTTAGCACTACACCGCAAGAATGGCGCAAAGTTTTACAGGTTTGGAAACACGATTTTTATAGTATTCAGGGTCACGGATTCTGCGGTTTTTTACCACACGATTAACGCAGATAGCATCAAAGAGTTCTTGCAAAACCTACGAGACTTCTTTCATGCGATTAAAGACAAAGAGTACGCGATTACTTACTTTACTGACGAGAGGTTAAAGTCGGTTTACTCAAGATACGGTGACGAAGTTGTGGGTTCAGACGACCAAAGTCTAGGGACGCACAAAGGCATAACCAAACTGCAAAGGTGGAAAAATGGGTTGGGTTGAAAAAAACACAGGAATTGACTTAACGATTGACGAGTTAAGCAAGCCAGTAAATCAGGTGCTTGGCCCAGTAGAAGATGCCGTCAAAGATGCTGGTCGAGCCATTGACGACTTTGTAAACGAA